TTATCTCAATTTATCAGAAAAGACCTCGAAGTCCCTTAAGTCAATTGGAATGATAGAGCTATTTAAAGAGGAGACGAGACTCGATGTGAAGAAGGTGTTGTAGGTGGCACATCGTCGCTGATCAGGTTAGGACTCTTAAAACTTCTGCCCATGCCCTGCGCTCTTCAGGACGGGCTACATGCAAGAATTAGATGAAATCGATAAGAAGATACTTGAAACCGTTGAAGAAAAATCTGGATCGCAGGTTAAGGAAATTATAGTAGCCCTCGACCGCATTCGATCAGATGGGGCTATTCGCGCCCGGATGAATGCACTGGAAATTCGAGGCTGCATTCTACAGGAGCGAAGGGCTCAGCGTGGAAAAGTTTTCGCTGTCATTACTCGGCAGGGCAGAGAATTTTTGGCTGAGAGACGGACTGCCGCTCAGACCCGGGGGCCTGTGCAGGCATGATCCAATCTGCATGTGCTTCTTCAAATATCCTTCTCCCAACACACCTCAATAACGGCGAAGAGGTCTTTGGGCTGATTGGCAGCATTCGACCAGTAGACGACGAGACCGTCGTTGCCATAATAGGTAACAGAGAGATATTACTGCCGGCCAGACTGAAACTGCCGGTTAGCAGGCAGGTCTTTGTTTTGCATCTGGATGGTGAGTTTTTTGCCAGAGGGCTGCCATGACGATACGGACAGCTCAACTTCAGCATCTTGCAGAATGGCACTGCTTGGGACCACCGATAATGGGGGCAGCATGAAGCTAATTCTTAATCAACCTGCAATGACGGCAGTCTGCCCCGTCTGTGGCTCAGATGTGCTGCAGTTCCTCGGAAATGAAAGCCGCACGGGCAAGTCCTGGTACAAGTGCGTGGCCCATCCCCCGACACAGCAAGTTTTCAGCCTGAAGCTGCCAGAGCCGCCTAGATTCGGATTCGAGGCAAGAGCCTAAGATGTCCGCCTCCCTGGGCTTCGTGCCTGCCTCGGAACTCGGCCCGTCTCCCTCGAGAGAGGAAGACCTTGAGAACCTCATCCGAGTCCAGGCCGCCCAGATAGAGAGGCTCATGGAAGAAGGGCCCAGACAGGCAGAAAGCCCAGGCATAAAGCCGGAAGAGAAACAGGCACTTGTGCAGCTACTAAGCGATCTAGGCGAGAGAATCAGGGAGCTAGAGCTGCTGACAGCCAAGCAGGCCAGGCAGATAGAGGACATGGAAAATGTCAACAATCGATTGGAACAGCAAATCACAGATGTCAAAGGACTGGCAAAAGACCGTATCAGTGAGTTGCTTGCAGAAATCGTTGACATTCGGGATGTCCAGAATGTTGACAGGAAATATGTCAAAGATCTGGCAGAAGAGCTTGGCGAGGCGCAGGAACTCATCGACCAGCACGCGGAAGCGATAAATAAGGTATGGCAGGCAACAAAAAAAGGTCGAATGCCTACAGGCAAGAAGTCCAAGGCCAGGGTCGAACAGCTCAAGGAGATTCTAAAGGGCGGATCGAAGACCTACAAAGAACTCGAACGGATACTGAAGATCTCCCCCAAAGAAATGAATCGCTTGGTTTCGATGCTTGACACGAGGAGCTATGAGGTCTTCTTCCGAGCCGGAGATAATCGCCAGAAGGTTTTGCGCCTTAGATCGTTGACGTCAAATGTCAAATGTTCTGCTGAGGAGGATAGTAAAAGGGCCTAACTTCACAAAGTCCGACATACTATTTGCATAGATCATATGTAAATTATAACGTCAATTAGATGAGGATAGAATAATGAATGAAGCGATAGCAGAAGGCTGACTGAAGATGGGTGAGAATCATTTGACATTTGACAAGTAATGTCAACGATTGGAACTAATATTGGTGGTAATATAAATGCAGATGCATGTAATTGCAACAGAATTAGGGGATGACTGGGCAGGACCCTACACAAATGAGGTCCTACTGCAGAAGACTCTATCGATAATCCAGGAGGTAGATAGTGAAGCCGAGATAATAAGCAGAGAAACAGACCCATTCAAAAAGCAGATCATGGAAGGCATGAAGCCCTACAAAATCGAGGTAGATCTCATAGACGGCCAACCACAACTTCCTGCAGAGATTAGCCTAACCTGGCCTCCGGCAGAAGTAGAGGGCATACAGGAAGGAACAAAAGAGCATCTTAGATATTTCGTGTGGGCAAAGTCCGAGCGAGACGCAACATCAAGGCTTGCAAGGATTAACAATAAACATTAATTAAACAAATTAGGTGATAAAATATGAGCATGACTCAAGAATTCCTATTCGAGCAGATAAAAGACAGCCTGGATGGACTAAAAGATAAGCAGCTCTCAGATTTGGTAAAGATAATAAGAGACATTCAGGTGGAAAGAGAAGATGAGAAGATAATCACAGCAGCAGAGAGCAGATAATATGATTCTATTTAAGCCGGAACACATAGGCCCGATCCTGGCTGGCGGAAAGACGGAGACTCGCAGGATTTGGTCACGCTGGAGGGCAAACGTGAGGAGCAAACACCTCGCAAAGACACAGCTACTTTCAAAGGAATATTTTGCAAGGCTCTACATTGTCGATAGATGGGAAGAGAGGCTGGGGGATATTTCGGAGAAAGACGCAAAAGCGGAAGGCTATTCTTCAAGGGAGGAGTACCTGGCAAAGTTCGCTGAGATCAATGCAAAGAGGATCAAGAAGCTCGGTCTTCCAATTGAGGATATCAAAGTCAAGGTAATCAAATTCGTGGTGCTTGATGCACTTAACAAAGCCATTCCAGGAGAGGAGAAGGACGTGATTGCCTGAATTTCACCGATACGCAGGTTATAGCATTGATCCGAGCCTATCCGGGCCTTAATTTGTATCAGCTCACAAAAAAGGCAAATGAGGAGATGGGAAGATGGCCATGGACTATCGGAAAAGTCCAGAAGGCAGTGCAGCGCCTGAAAAAGGACGGAAAGATTAGCACAAGCCTGGTGGTCAATGGAGGCCGAGCATGCCAGCAAGTCTTTGCGACAGTCTAAAAAAGGATAATATTAGCAAATCCCAGACATATACTATTGAGGAGTACACCGAGGATGAACTCAAAATCCTCGGAAAAGACAAGGCCTTCAAAAATATCCTCAATGGCGGCAAGCTCAAAGGGCCACTTAAAATAAAGCTTCAGGTGGCTGAAAGGAATGGCCATCTAATCTACAACGGAAGACCTTACAACCGTTCATGCTGGTCATGGAGACCTCCGAAAGTAATCCGCCTCCAAGGAAGGTCCGCAAAAGAACTTAGTGACCCGATAAACAACAGACCAGAAATAAGCATCTATACAAATAATGGCAAAATCATAAAGCTGGATCGCTGCCCCTGTGGCGGAGAACTGCTTATGGATCATAATTATAATTTATATTGCGTGGATTGTAGTATAATATATGAATAATAAACCCTGTGAAGCCTAAGACGCCGAGGGGTAGCTGGCACGATGATCCTGGAATACAACCCTGGTGAGGGAAAAGCCAGCTTATAATAGAAGCCGACGTGGCCCCAGCAGGGCGGGTAAAGAAGCGTGTACTCAGGGCTCAGCCCTCCGGTCGGCTTATAAATTTGCAGGTCGGACGAGGGGCATAGCCATCTTAGGACTCCGGCCTGTCATAACCATCATGAAAGCCGCTAATTGGCGAGGCGGATCTTGCGTTTCCCTCCTGGCTGCAATGCCAGAAGAGGGCTCCCTGTCACTTTGTGACCGGCCTGGCCGGGCTAAATCTTTTAATTCACTCCCGAAATTCCCTAGCTACACATAACCGGCCCGCCGTTTTCGTTATTTGAGGTTTTCCGGAAGAGTTCGGAATATTCCGGAATTTTGGAAGATTTCCGAAAAGGCAAAAAACATGTTCGAATCGATAGCAGAGTACATACCAGAAATTGAAGAGCGATTAAACCGAAAACATAGCCCGGCAATGATAGCACGGGATCTGGGCCTGGCAAAGACGACCATCTATGACTACAAGCGGCTATGCTTCAATGTCAAGAATGCCGCAGCAGAAGAATGGTCAGAGGAACAAAAAAAAGGCCACGAGGAGAGGCTGGCAGCCGGCAAGGCAAAGATCATAGATTCCCTGGAGCTCCTGAACAAGGCCAAAGCCAGGGCAGAGTTCCTCGTAGACCTGGAACTGGGCAGCCCCTACAAGCTCGCAGACGGAGAAGAGAAGGCCCTTTCTCTGGGATCGGCGGCCCTGTACTGGCGGCAGGGCCAGCAGATGACATGCGAGATAATCAAGGCCGAACTGGAGCTCTCGGGAGATGACGCAGAGACCCGCAAGGCTGAGGCCCTGGAGTCTTGGGCTGATACCAGGCTGGCAATACTTGGGGCAGTAGATGACGATCCGGAAGCGAAAGAAAAGCTCATCGCCGCTCTGGAGCAAAGACGACGACCTTCTTTACGCCCTGGACCCGGTAATCTGGGCGAGGGAGGTCCTGGGCTTCCATCCGGACGGCTGGCAGCAGGATCTCCTCCGGAGCAGACAGAATAAGATAATCCTGAACTGCAGCAGACAGAGCGGCAAGTCAACCACCACCGCCGCCCTGGGGCTGCATGAGTGCATATATCGCCGCCCGACTGTGGGCCTCTGCGTGGCCCCAGGCATCAGGCAGTCAGGCGAACTCATGCAGAAGTTTGACGAGTTTCGAAGTGCTGTCGAGCTTCCTTCTGATTACATGGATGAGGACACCAAATTATCTGTGAAGTTCAAAAACAAAAACCGCTTCATGGCCCTGCCTGGATCGGAGAAGACCATAAGAGGAATCTCGGCCGTAACCCTCCTCCTGGAGGATGAGGCAAGCCGGGTCCTGGACGTGCTCTATAAGTCAGTCCGGCCCATGCTCGCCGTCTCACATGGCAGGCATATACTAATGTCTACGCCATTTGGAAAGAGAGGGCACTTCTGGGAGATCTGGGACAGAAGGCGCAAAGGAATAGCATCAAACGGAAAATGGCAGTGGTTCCTCGTATCTGCAGATGATTGTCCCCGGATCGAAAAAGAGTTCCTGGAGGATGAAAAGGAAGAGCATGGAGAACAATGGTATCTCCAAGAATATTTCAATGCATTTGTGGACGAAGAAACGCAGATCTTTACCAGGAATAGCATAATGCAGGCAATGGATAACGATATTGCAGTGATTGAGATTTGAATGACATTCATAATATCGCTGGACCCGGCAAAACTGCGGGACTGGAGCGCCATATCAGCGATCGACATGCATTATGTCAAAGAAAAGAAACGGTTCGAGTACGACCTGATTGCAATGAATCGCAAACAGGGTCTTCCTTATGATCATCCGACCGAGCCTTCAATAGCATCCTGGGCTCTTGCAGTATACAAGAATCAAAAATTTTGGGATAAAAAGCAGCCTCCACATTTCCTCATAGACGCTACCGGCGTTGGGGTAGCAGTAAGAGACATCCTGGCCGCCAAAGGAATAAAATTGATAGCGGTCACAATCACACCAGGAAACAGCATCACGCGCCTGGGAAGGAAAATTAACATCTCCAAGGCGAGGATGATCGGAAAGTTTCTTGGGGCATTCGATTCAGGAAAGCTGCATGTCAACCCTTCTATGCCGATCTGGCCGAAGCTCGAAAAAGAGATGCTCGGTTTCAGGGCAGAGCTGAATGCCCAGGGGAACACGAAATTCGAGGCAGAAGAAGGAGAGAATGACGATATGCTCATGAGCCTGGCGCAGGGGATCTGGTACGGCGAAGAGATTCTAAGGGGTGGTAGGCTATGATTTGCTTGTTCTGTGGTCAGAAAATAGGCCGGGAGTTCCCTGTGCCTATCAGAGAATTATCTATGACACCAATTGTGCCTTACATCAAAGGTGTCACAGAAAACAAGCTAGGTCTCACCGTTCTCGCAGGTCGCATATGTTGCCAGGATTGCTACCAGAAGATCCTGCACAACGAGTTCAAGATCATAGAGGAAGCAGGAAGGATGCCCAAAGATGCTAACTAACCTGGCATTCATAGGAGACGGCAAAACATGGCCGCCCAAAGACGACGACGAGGCAGCCAGGCTGGCAGAACATGCCGTCATGAGACAGATTTACAACGGCCTGCATGACAAGATATTCCCTAAATATGCCGCCTATTTGGCAGACTCGAACAAGGACTCGAAGAAGCAGGCAATAATTCTGGACTGGCCGGAAATGGCCACCTCTTCTTACATCAATCTCCTCATAGGAGAGGAGCCTGAAATCAGGGCCCCAAGGGAGGATCTCCCTGAGAGGCCGGACGAGGAGGTTTTCATAGACGCCAGCCGCTACGGCCACGGGCTATATGAGGTCTCGGAAGATGGCATTCCGGCAATCAATCCGGAGAATGTGTACCTTGTAGTACATCCTGGGAACATACGGATAATAACTGCGTATGTAATTTTCAACAAATTCAAGGAGCAGGACAAAGAGTACATCAAGCTCACAATTCACACCAAGGGCCAGATTCAGCACCAAATCTATGAGCTCTACAACGGAAAATTGAAAGGACCAATTGAGTTATCGAGATTCTGGACTTTTGCTGGGCTGAAGGTGGATGAACTCGGCATCCAGAAGACAGGCGTAGACGATTTCCTCATTGTACACGTCCAAAATAAGCTCTCAAGCGAGAGGTACTATGGCAGGTCCGACTACAAGCCATCGATTATATCTCTCGTAGAGTCTCTGGAGCGCAGTTTTGCCCAGAGGGATGAAGTCCTGGCAAAGTTCACTTCACCAACGCCAGTCATTCCAGAGAGCGCCACGATATTCAATCATGCAACTTCGGAGTGGGTTTACACGCCGGGCCAGCCGATTTTTACCCAGCCGGGAGACCTAACGCCTTCTCTAATGGTCTGGCAGGCAGAGCTGGGCTCTGTTGAGAGAGCGATAGATCAGAAGATGGACCAGCTCCTACAGATGTTGCAGTTATCGAAGGTCCTCCTGGCCGGCAAAGACGCAGGCACGGCGGAGAGCGGCACAGCATTGAGGATCAGGCTGATACCGACTCTGGCAAAGGTTGGAAGATTAGCCAGGGCAGCAGAGAAGGCAATACCAAAGGTCTTGCAACTATGGTCACAGATCCACGGGCCTGCAATGGATCTCAAGGATATTCAGATCATTTTCCAGGACGGAATACCTGAGGACCAGCTTGAGAAGGCCAGGACAGTACAGCTATGGGACAGCATGAAAGCCATCTCCTTAGAGCGGAAACTGGAGCTGCAGGGCCTGAAAGAAGGCTCAGACGCCTTCGACAAGGAACTTGAGAGGCTCAGAGGAGCGCAAAAAATGATTGAACCTGCACAGCCAATAATCTCTCTTCAGCCGCAGGGTAGCAATGCCTGAATATTCCAGAGCAGAGGCCGAGAGGCTGGTGAGATTTTGCAGGGATGCAGAGAATGCAATTTCTGCAGAACTCAACAATCTGATAGCGAGGTCACAAAAAGGGGAGATCATAGGTCCACAAGATGTTGCTGTGGTAAAGATCAACCAGATTCTCCAGGAATTTTTAGATGGCTGCAAACAGTGGGTAGAGCAAGCAATATCAGCAAGCTATCTTGCCGGGATTCAAAATATCAGAAAAGAGGATGAGAAATCAATCAGCGCTCTGCATGAAAAAGCAGCGAATGCGATTTCAGCGAGCACGTTCTCAAGGCTGTTAGATGTCCACAAAACAATGAAACGATGGGTAGACGACAAAATTACAGAGCTCAATCTCAAGAATATTCAGAATCAGATAGCAGAAGAAGCAGCCGCAAGGAAGCAAAGAGAATGGGAGAAGTAATTGCATTCCGAGATAAGTCCGGGAAAGAATGGGGGCTGTCGAGCTATGCAGAGACATTAGCCAATCAGGCAACAATTCAGGCCTACAGGCAAGGGGAAGTAAATGAAATCCTGGAAGAAGGCGGCGCATTCGGACGGATCTCAGAAGGGCAGTCCAATAAGACCTGCAAAATCTGCAAGAAATGGGCAGGTAAGATAGTAAGCCTGTCAGATCATACGAAAGGAGCGATACCTTCGCTTGATGATGCAGTTTCAGAAGGGCTCTTTCATATAAATTGCATCCATACTGTAAATATTGTAAGCATAGAAGATGCAATAAAAGAGACATTAAATCAATAATAATCATCAATAATAAGTTGACGCCGGACTAGATCGGCGGGAGATACTTTTATGGCAGAACAACCACCAGCCGCGGGCACGCCTCCCGCGAATCCACCAGCAGGCGGGCAAGAACATCAACCACCAACACAAAACGAGTTCATTATGAATCAAGAACAGTTCAATGCTCGGTGGGGTGCGAAGCACGGAGAAATTGAAAAAGAGCTTGGAATGTCAATTGACGATGCTATTGCCTTCATCAAGGCCAACAAGAAGCCTCCAGTAAACAAAACCGAGAAGCTGGAAGGGGCTGATCTGAGGATGGCCAAGATGGAAGCTCTGATGTTTGCCAAGGTTCCAAGCGAGAAAATACCTGGGCTTATTTCGAGGGTCCAGGGGTCCAACAAGACAGAGATTGAGGCGGATATTCAGCAGATGATCACGGACGGCTATATCACTCTTCAAGCTGCGCAGCCTCCGCAGCAGCAGAACCAGCCTCCGAACGCTGCCCAGGGCGCGGGCAATCCTGGCGTGCCTGGCACTCCTGGAAAGAAGACCTGGAAGCGTTCTGAAATTAAGAACATGAGTCAAGCAGACCACATCAAAAACAAGGACGAGATTCTTGCAGCAATGAAGGAAAATCGAATTACGGAGGACTGAAGTTTAGATGATAGATAACTTTATACCGGAATTTTGGGCGAGCATCGTTTTAGAGGCCGCTCAGAAGAGAATGGTTTACGCTCAGCCGGGCGTAATCAACAGGAATTACGAGGGCGAATTTGCGGCCAAAGGTGACACTGTTCACATAATAGGCATAGGGGATGTCACAGTCGTAGATACGGCAGATGGAACCGACCAGGCTGAAGGAGATGAGATGCTCGATGCAGACGCAATCCTCACCATTAGCCAGGACAAGACCTTCAGGTTCCTCGTCTACGATAAACAGAGGAAGCAGGCCGCAGGGGACATTCTCAGCCCATACATGAGGCGCGCCGCCTACCGCATCAAGGACGCCACGGACCAGTATATTGCAGCTCTTTACACGGAAGCCGCAAGTG